TCACAGAAAATCGACGGAGGTTATGGCATGGTCTTCATTCACATGAATTTCTTGAATGATGGAACGCCAGAAAGCTCTGCGATTTTCTTGTGATAATTGATCATACATGGTCCGGAAATCTGTATCCAATAGTTCTTCAAGATAGCTGTAGTTTGGAGCTGGTTCTGGAAGAGAGTTCTGCAGATCATTTAATTCGCTTTCGACACGACTGTACTCCTCATTGTAATAATCCCATTCGATTCGTCCCTTCTGGAATAGAAAATTAAGACGGTCCAATTCTTTTCTTAACTTCTCGGGGGACTGCTTTTTCTTTTGCTTCTCTTTCTCTTTTTCAATTTTCTCGCACTTTACTTTATAATTCTTGTATTCATTCTCTAAGTTATCAAGCAAATAATTTTCAACAAGGTTCTGGCTCAGTCTGTGTCTATAAGAACATATGTGATCGATCATAGCTCTGTTACATCGGTAATAGCAGTAAGTTCTTTTGGCACCAGTTTTCCTGTTGATGATGGACGAACACCCGGTACCGCATAGCAATTGACCACACACGGGACATCGAATCATTCCTGCAAACAGATAGATGCGGCCGGAGGGTGTAGCTTTAACATTTCGTTTTTGTATCTTCTGCAATTTGCTCCATTCGTCTTCAGTAAGATATGCAGGGCAGTAAGGGAATCCTCGATAGGTGCCCTTGTAGAATTCGCTGGAAAGAAGCGTCCTCATGATCCCGAAACTGAAATCAGGATCATAGGTTTCTTGTATATATCTGAGCGTAGCGCACTTATTTTGATGCTTGAAAAAATATTTATAAAATGCATCCACGACATGTTCTCGATCAGGATCCTTTATCATTCGCTTTTGTCCATCAATGATACCTGACTTATAGCCGTATCCCATATTTACGTCTCCGAAAATTAATTTTCCGCTTCTGATAGATGCCTCATTCACAAATTTGATGCGTTCGCTGGTGGTATCAACTTCGTTCTGGCCAATCGACAGAACCACATTAAGCTGCAGTCTCCCATCTCTGGTTTCCATATTAATCCCAGGCTCACTGGTGCTGATCCAGCGGACGTTGTGGTTGTCAAGAATATCCTGCACTTTATAGAAATCGGAGAGATTACGGAACCATCTATCAATACGCCAGAAGATGATAACATCGATCTTCCCGGCTTCTACGTCTTGCAGCAGAGAATGTATAGCCTTACGCTTTTTGAGCTCTTTACGGGCGGTTTTTCCCTCATCAGCATATACACCAACGACGGCCATATTGTGTTCTCGGGCATAATTGGTAAGATATTCTTTTTGTGCTTCAAGCGATTTGCCGTGCATCATTTGCTCGGTAGTGGATACACGGATATAGATTGCACAGCGTTCAACTTTAGTCGTCATATCATATCACCTTTCCTTCTTTAATGTTACGCAAAAATGGGTACAAAAATAACACCTATACGGTGCTGGATTTTTGTGATACAATAATCTTTGTGAGGGAGTACTGTATCGAGCGAATCCTTCGCCGTATATATTACTCGGGATTTTCCCTGGTGTTTGGTAGACACCGGGGAATTTTTATTTAATAGCAGTTTTTACATGCTCTTGATTTTCCACTTTGAGCTATCGTTCCGCTATAGATAGTAGAGGAGCGTCCCAAGCTTGGACAATCCTGAGTTGAATGATATACCTGTCCGTTAGGAACCCAATATACAATTTCACCTGTTTGCTGTTGTGCTTGTGTCTGCTGTTGCTGTGCTTGCGCTTGAGCGGCGGCCTGAGCTTGTTGTTGAGCTTTGGCTTGTGCCTGTGCTTGAGCGGCAGCCTCGGCTTCAGCTTTTGCCTTAGCAGCGGCAGCTTCTTGAGCAGCTTTTTCCTCAGCTTCTTTTTTGGCTTTTTCTTCAGCTAAACGCTTTTGTTCTTCTTTTGCTTTCTGCTTTGCAATAGCAGCTTTGTCTTCAACTTTTAATGTTAAGTTATTACTTTTTATGCCATCATGCTCTGCCCAGATTTTATAAGAGCCATCTTTAGTAGCGATAAAAGAAATATTCTGATTATTGGTGGTTATTTTTCCACCAGAGCATTTAAAGTCACTTGAACTTAACTCATAATCACTAGGTGTTGTAGTCGCTTCTATAGAAATCTTTTGATTAATATCGTATGTTTGTTCTGTGTCTGCTTTGAGAGTAATTTGCTCTAATTTATCGGGAGAAACAATGCCTGAAAATGCGATTATGAGAATTAAAGCAGTGATAATTCCCTTTACCGGTTTTTTCCAGTTTGTATATTTCCACATAAGGAATAATCCCACAGGAAAGAACAAAATTAATAATGCAATAATCCAACCAGTTTTTTGATACCATTTTTTGTGATCAGGATCCTGAAAATTTGTTTGAGGTGCTGTAGGCATAGGTTGAGATCCTCCTTTGTTAGTTTTCTTTTGCTTATTTGATTGGCCAGTTGTTTGGGTATAAGAGATTCCTGTACCAGGAATACCAACAGAAGCAGTTTTCTTCCCAGTTGAACTGGCTGTGTAATGAACTCCTTTGCCACCAAAAGTGACACTGGTGCTTTTTTTGTTTAGATTGATTTTTACACCGGGAGCGATTTTAATACTTTTTCTAAATCGTAGCCCCATGCTGTTATCATTCCTTTCTTATGTATTTATTCAATCAGATATCTCCGCCATACAAATACTTTCGTATCAAGAGGGCAGTGTATTTATGGTTAGAGATACTAATGAATCAAGTTATATATTATATTTTCTTAAATATCATCAAGTTGGGGATAAAATAAATTGTGTAGTTATCTACAGTTTTGTATTCCCCGTATTTATCCTGGTAACAGTTAATGCAGTTTTCCAGATATTCTTCTGTAACATCCAGATACTCTGCAATTTCATATTTATCTTTACAACCGTGTTCGTAAGCTCTGATCAGACCAAATAATCCAATGCTGCGGTTGTATCCCCAGAGTCTTGCCTGCCGTTCCTGTTTTCGATTACCGGTATATTCCATGTCGATAATATTACCAACAGAAGTATAATGATGACCGAGTTCTTCTGCCAGAACGCAGGCTTTTTCCGTGGTTGTATCTATATTATCTTTGATAGCAATGGTACCATCACAATATAATCCCTTTATTTTTTTACTTTTAAAAGGATAATCAATAACATCTATACCGTCTTTGCAGGCTTCTTCCTGTAGCTTCTCATATGTATTCATACAAACACCTCCCGCTCGAGTATATCAGATAAGTTGTCCCATAAATTACTTAGCTCGTTTATTCTTTACGAATTCAGCAAACTGACGGATTTCATCTAATTCAGATTCTGTGTATTCATCGCCATCAAAGTGAGCTGCGAGGATAGTTGGCTCATCGTGTTCATCGTCTGCCAAATAATCAATGGTGCATCCAAGATAAGAGGAAAGCTTTTTTAACGTGGAAAGTTTTACATTATCAGTTCCTTTTGTGTAAAACCCCGCTATGGTTGTATATGGAATTCCCGATTCTTTGGATAAGACGGATTTATTTATTCCTTTTTCAGCCATTAAGGCATCTAATTTATCAGTAAATGACATATCGCGTACCTCCTGTTACTTCTAATTATACATATAAAATAGACTTTGTAAAGTAAAAAATTACCCCACAAAGTAAAGAAATACAATTTAGAGGTTGACAAATTACCCTACAACGTTTATATTATAATCACAAACTACCCCACAGGGTAATAATGAGAGGAGAGTGAAAATGTTTTCAAATTTAAATGCAGAAATGGGAAGAGCGAAATTGTCTATTAAAAGCTTATCTGAACTGACAGGAATAAATTATGAAACTTTGAAATTGAAGTTCAGAGGGGTAACAGAATTTAAGTTGTGTGAAATGGTAGAAATCAAGCGAAAAGCATTCCCAGACAAAACATTAGATTACTTATTTGCAACAGATGAAACAGGTTCAGAAGAAGGGAGGGAGTAGATGCTGATAGGAATTTTAGCTGCGCTATCGATGATAGCGATAGCAAAAGCAATTTATTGGAAATTATGTTTCCAGGGCGTACTTCTTTATATAGCTGAATGCGGAAATCCATTGCCTAACACTACTTTAATAAAGAAATACGCCGAGAGAGTAGCGTTGAAAGCTCTGCACATCAAGGAAGATTAAAATGTGATTTGATAACAAGGGATGCTGCCGACAAGGCAATCTGAGTTAAGTCTTTAAGTGATTGCACACCAAGCTCAGTGCCAATGTCTTTTACTTTATTATAAAAAGAATCGTTTCTGATATTGGCAAGGAACTCATGTCCTTTAGGGGATAAATCCGAAATGGTGTAGCACGTTCCAGTAATATTGCAAGATGCTTGGAAAAAGAATTCATTAAGTTGACATTGACGGATATGATACATTACTTCATCAAAAGAATAATTTGGAAGCAATTCAGGAACGGTCTCTTTGTCGAATCTCCAATGGTGGTTGATATCAGGAATTTCTTCCACAACAAGAAGTATATCTCGTATGCAATCAGGGTTTAGTTTCAATTTGTAATCATTCCTTTCATTGGTTGTTAGGAAGATTATATCAAACCAAAGAGTATAAAGGCAATAGAGAAAGAAGGTGTGAATATTATGAAGCGCTTATGCCCAGCGTGTTTTACAGAGCTTCCGGAGAATGCAAATTACTGTCCGACATGTGGAAAGAGTATGAGGGAGCCAGTGGAGCAGATCGCTCAATATATAGGTTGTTCACCAGTAACAACAGTGGTCGGAATAAATGATTGTGCGATTCATGTTAAAGATCAGAATGCAACAAGTACAAACCATTCCACATAACCTATAAAGAGGTGATGCAGTTTTGAAACATATAAACATCGTAATCATCGATGGAGTAGAGAGAGACATGGCTACATTATCTGCAGAAGAACGAGCAAAGATCGTGAATGAGCTGAATCGTGTAGCTGTTGGATATCTGGGATACCAGAAAGAGAAAACCGCTTAGGCGGCAGAGAGGGGTGGACAAGCAGTATGAACTTAAAACCAGAAACACCACTGATTAAAAAGCTTGAGATCAAGCGTCTGGAAGATGAATGCGAAAATTTAAGACTGTGGCGTTGGAGATTAACTATTGCGATAGAGCTGATACTGATCACGGTATTAGGAGCGTGTGTGGTCAACTTTTATGCAATCAGGTGAAGGAGGTGAGGACATTGCAAGAAATTAAAAAGAGCGCTCACGATAGCCCGGCAAGGCAAGGAGCACTCTGGAAATTAGTCAACTATATTATATGAGAAGAAAGGAAATTAGTCAAATGATTAAAGCAACATCGCAGTCCGTTTGCAGCGGAATAACAGGATGCCAGGTAGAAATACTGGGATCCGGAGCAGAGTTATTAAGGGAATATAGAGGCGTTACGGCGGCAATGTATAGATCACTTCGTGGACATATGCCAGAAGAACTGGCAAAAGAAGTTCTGGTAAGTATTACAAAGGAAGCCATTAAACAGGCGGAGGAGAAAAGATGAAGACGCTGAAAATTACAACGGATAATAAGATCTCTATCGTCGATGTAGATTTTAAGGATTTCAGATCTATCCAGCAGGCAGTCGGCGGATATTTCGAGACTGTGAAGACAAGAAAGATGTGGGACTACTTCAAAGCTCCGGTGATTATGCTGGTTGATGAGGAAGGGTTAATCAAAGGACTTTCTTGCAATGCAGTGGCTTCTGTATTCTATGGAATCGAAGAGCATGGTTGTATGATTGCCGGCGATGTGATCTTCGGGTTAGTTCTGGGAGAAGATATTATCGGATTTGGCAATCGGGATGCGGAACAGTGGATGGAAAAGATGTTAAAAGACTTCCCTGTATTGCAGAAGGAGAACAGCTATGAGTGATGGAAAGATACATATTCCGGCCAGAAGGAAACAGCCGGTAGATGATCAGATGGTGGTCAAAGTAACACCGGAAGCATATAACGCACTGGTAGAGATTTATAATGAATCAACTTTATCACTTAAGCAGATTGCAAGTCTTTTGATCGTAAAGGCTGCAGAGCAAGTGGTGTATGACAAAGAATAATTGGAGGTAGAGATATGGCAACATTGTATGAATTAACAGAAGAATATAGACAGCTTTTGGAGATGATGGAGGATGACTCCGTTGATCCAGAGGTACTGCAGGACACATTGGAAGGCGTGGATGGAGAAATCGAAGCAAAGGCGGATAACTGTGCAAAGCTGATCCGTGAACTGAATGGTGTGACAAGTGTGATCAACGAAGAAATTGAGCGTTTAAAAGCGAGAAAAGACGTGATCTCCAACAATGCTGATAGAGTAAAAAAATATCTTGAGAAGGCAATGATCGATACCGGAAAGAGAAAATTTAAGACAGCTTTATTCGGATTTAATATTCAGAAGAATCCGGCATCAGTTGTAGTTGATCAGGAAGATAAGATTCCAGAAGAGTACTGGATTAAGCAGGATCCGAAGCTGGACAAGGCTTCACTCAAGAAGTGGCTTAAAGATAACCCGGCAGATTTTGCGCATTTGGAGCAGAGCGAAGGATTAAGAATTCGATAGGAGATATGGATATGTGGGAAGTAAGAGTAACACAGAAATATACATCAGATCACGGAATTGATTTAGGAGAAACAGCAGTTTTTAGAGCGCGTGGACTGACAGAAGCTGGTGAAATCATTGATACATTTAAGAAATATGGTATCGGAAAAATCAGTTATTCCATTACTAATGAACAGGAGGAAGAGTAAGATATGGCAACACCGGTATTAATTATTGGAAGATCTGGAACAGGGAAAAGTACGAGCCTTCGCAATTGCGTAGGAAATGATAATTGGAATCTGATCAGAGTATTGGATAAGCCACTTCCATTTAAAGGAAAAATTAACGGCTGGTATTCAGATGATTATCAGCAGATTATGAAACTGTTAATCGCATCAAAAGCAAAAAACATCGTAATTGATGATGCCGGATATTTGATTACCAATATGTTTATGAATAAGCACAGTTCCGCTGGAGGAGGAAACGGAGTATTCACTCTTTATAACCAGATTGGAGATCATTTTTGGAATTTACTTCAGTTTATTTCTACCAAGGTCCCTGCAGACAAAATCGTGTATATGATTATGCATGAGGAATCTAATGAACTGGGAGAGATTAAGCCAAAGACGATCGGAAAACTTTTAGATGAAAAGGTATGTGTGGAAGGAATGTTTACAATCGTGCTTCGATGCATTGCTGAATCAAATAAGCATTTATTTGTAACCCAGGCATCGGATGGAGCTGTAAGTAAGTCGCCGATCGGAATGTTTGAGGATTTAACTATTGATAATGACATTCTTCTGGTAGAAAAGGCAATCAGAGATTATTACGAATTAGGAGGAACAGGAGAAGATGAAAAAACCAAATAATTATGAAAATACACAGGTTCAGGGCGAATTTACTCCTGTGGAACTTGGCGGACATAAATTAGTGATCAAAAAAGTTGAAGAAAGAATGTCGAAGACGAATCGACCGATGATTGTTGTGTACTTTGATTTTGCTCCGGGAGATAAGCAGGCAGGTTATTTTGAAGAGGTATTTGCGAATGATATTCGCCCGGAAAAGAAATGGCCGAATCAGGGAACGAACTATATTTTGACAGAGGATAATGATGGCAACTGCAGCAGATCCTTCAAAACATTCTTAACTTGCGTGGAGCATTCAAACAATGGATTTGAAACGCAGTGGGGAGACAACTTTGGTCAGCAGTTTAAGAACAAACTGGTCGGCGGAGTATTTGGAATACAGATGGATTTTTACAATGGAAGAGAGCTTGAAAAGCGTGTTTTGAGATGGTTTGTATCACACGACAAAGCGGAAGAAGCCGAGATTCCGATGGAGACAGAAACGCAAGCATACAAGGATCATATTAATGGATATCCAGGATATCCGCAGGGATCCACACCTGCAGGAGATGGATTTATGAATATTCCGGATGGCATTGATGAGGAACTGCCATTTAACTAGGAGTGATGTAAGTGGATATACAAATTGATACAAGAGAAAAGCAGCGTGCTATTCGCAAAATTCTTAAGACATTTGATGATAATGGCGTAAAGCATTTCTCGAGTAAGTTATTAGTCGGCGATTATATGAGTCTGGATAACCCCAGGCTCATCATTGATCGGAAGCAGAATCTGCAGGAATTATGCGGGAACGTCTGCCAGCAGCATGAACGATTCAAGAGAGAGCTTCTGAAGGCAATCAATGCAGGGATACAGCTTGTGATTTTGGTGGAGCATGGTACAGATATCCAGAGTCTGGAAGATGTGTGGTTCTGGGAGAATCCCAGGAAGCATGAAGTCCGGTGGCGCATGGTGAATGGTAAGCGAGAGAAGTATGTGGTATCAGCTAAGGCGGTTGATGGGAATCAGCTGTACAAATCCCTGTGTACCATTCGTGATCGATACAATGTTCGATTTGAATTCTGTGAGAAAAAAGATACCGGCAAAGAAATAATGCGGATCCTCTCAGGGGGGGCGGTGACCCCAGATGACCAGTGAGGAGATTAAACAAACATACAGTATGCGGGACATTTTAAATAAATGCGGACTTCCGCAACCGAACCGGTCAGGTTTTATTCAGTGCCCGTTTCATAAAGGCGATCGGGAAGCTTCCATGAAAATTTACGACAAAGATTTCAACTGCTTTGGATGCGGAGCAAATGGAGATATCTTTACTTTTATTGAAATGTTTTATGGTATTTCATTTAAGGAAGCTTTCCGGATGCTGGGTGGTGACTACGATCCATCTTTTAAGTCTTCCCTGGCTGTTTACCATGCAAAGAAAGAGAAGCTGATGCGGGAAAAGCAGGAAGAAAGATTCCGGCAAAAACGAAAGTTAAATAATGATCTGATAGCAATATACCGGAAGTTTCTTGACCGGTCAGAGCCATTATCGGATGCGTGGTGTGATTGTTACAATGCACTGCAGCTTGAATTATATCATGCGGAAATATTAGAAGAGAGAAGGTGATCATATGGAGCCTTTAGCAAGGCTGGATAGTAAAAGCATATTGGCAGAGGATATCTTTTTAGAGATATTCGATCAGGAAGACGAGATAATGAAGGCTCGAATGATCCTTTCGCTTACAGATCGTGCTGCAGAGCTTGGAGTAAAGAAGAAGTTCGAAGAGTTGTTAAAAGCATACAAGAAAGTGGATCGGGAGGCAAAGCAGCGGGAGCGCAAGAAGCCAATAGCAATGTTGGACAAGTGGACGAACTTTGAAGGACCATATAATAACATGTTCTGCGGAGCGTGGGTTGCCGGAGAAGATGGTATATTCGCACAGAACGACAGCCAAGTGGAAACAGTTGCGTGCTATCATCCAATTCTGCCAATAGAACGTATGAAGAACTTAGAGACTGGCGAAGAGCAGATTAAAATCGCATATAAGCGAAATGGACGGTGGGATGAGATTATTGTCCCTAAAACAATGGTGACATCTGCCAGCAAGATCGTAGCTCTTTCAGGAAGAGGCATTTCTGTTACATCGGAAAATGCAAAGCTATTGGTACGTTTTCTGTCAGATGTGGAGAATATGAACGACAGCCATATCAAGGTTCAGTACTCCACCAGTAAGCTTGGTTGGATCCAGAACGATTTTATTCCTTACGACACGGAGATTGTGTTTGATGGAGATCAACGGTTCCGTCAGACCTATGACAGCGTATCAGAGCGTGGAAACTGGAAAATCTGGCAGAGTCATATGCAGAAGCTCCGTAAGTCCGGCCGGCTGGAAATAAAATTTATGATGGCTGCATCTTTTGCGAGCGTTCTGGTTAGTCTCCTGGGAGGACTACCGTTTATCGTAGATCTCTGGGGAGAAACAGAAGGCGGTAAAACAGTATCTCTTATGGTTGCTGCATCGATCTGGGCGAATCCGGATGAATCAGCATATATCGGAGATTTCAAGACTACAGAAGTGGCACTGGAAGCAAAGGCAGATATGTTAAACCATCTGCCAATGATCCTGGATGATACCAGTAAAACCAGTAGCCGGATCCGGGATAATTTTGAAGGAATGGTATACGACATGTGTTCCGGAAAAGGAAAGAGCCGATCAAACAAGGAGCTTGGTATCAACCGGGAGAACCGGTGGCGGAACTGCATTCTGACCAATGGAGAACGTCCGTTGAATTCGTACGTGTCCCAGGGCGGTGCGATTAACCGTATTCTGGAAGTTGAATGCAAGGATAATGTTTATGAAGATCCGCAAGAGACGGCAGAGCTTGTAAAGAAGAATTATGGCATGGCAGGAAAAAGGTACATAGAAGCGCTGAAAAGTATCGGCAAAGAAGAACTGCAGCGGATGCAGAGGGAGTTCCAGAAAGAGCTTAAAGACGATGAGGCAATGCAAAAGCAGAGTCTGTCGTTGGCGATCCTTCTTACTGCAGATAAAGTTGCAACAGATTATTTGTTCCGGGACGGAGAATATATCACAATCAAACAGGCAAAAACCGTTCTGATCAACAGGAACGATCTTAGTGATAATGAACGCTGCTATCGGTATTTGAAAGATAAGATTGCAATGAATGAGCAGAAATTTGATGCGGAAAACAAAGTTGAGCAGTGGGGAATTCTGGAAGAAGGAAGAGCCATTATTTACAATCAGGCATTCAAGGATCTATGTAAAAATGGTGGATTTTCTGACAAAGCATTCCTGTCATGGGCGGACCGGAAAGGTCTGATCGAGACGCAGGGCGGACGAATGACAAAGGTGAAAAAGGTAGGCGGGAATCCTGTAAGATGCGTGTTCCTGAAGCTGAATGAGAATCTGGATGAGGATGGATTTGAGTCAGTAGAGACGATGGAAATGTATGAGCAGGAGGAGTTGCCATTCAAATAAAGTTACCCGTTACCCAAGTTACCAGTCAATTTTTACCCTTATAGGGAAGATAAAAATATGTGAAAGTGAGAAAAATAAGTTCTCCTACATGGAAAAATGTGTGGTAACTCGGTAACCGAACGGCGAAAAGTCTAGAAAACACAGTGTTTTCAAGGCTTATAATGGTTTCCGTGTTTTGGTAACGAGCACTAAAAACGGTAACATTCGGTAACAAAGGAGTGGAATATGGAAGAATATGATAAGCGAGTCACAGCAATGTACAACGATTGTTGGAAGTTATACAGAGATTACACAAAATCACATGACATGAGGCAGTTCAACGAAGCAAAGGATGCCGTAATCAAGAAATATGACAGACAGTGCGATGTGATTGATCTGGTGTTATGGATAGCAATCCGTGTACAGACTTTGCACGATATGTGGGAAAGGGAAAAGAAAGATGGAGGAAATTAGGTGGTACGAAAAACTTAATTATACAGAAACGAAAGATATCATCAAGGAGAAGCTGCAGAACACGTCGAGAGATTTTGTGGCAATAGGATTCTACCTGAAGCTGATCAGAGATAAAAGCTTATTTCTGGAAGATGGATATAAATCAATATGGGAATTTGCAGAAGATAATTACGGTATCAAAAGATCAACAGCATCCAGATGGATGGCAATGAACGACAAGTTCTCCAAGAATGGTAATACACCGATACTGTCAGAAGAATATATAAGCTTTGGGAAAAGTCAGCTGCAGGAAATGTTGTATCTGGATGATAAGCAGATGGAAGAAGTAAAGCCAGATATGACGGCAAGAGAAATTCGGGGAATACGTACACCGGATCCTGAACCGGAAGAAATCGAAGAAGAGATCCCAGAGCAGGTACCTGGACAGATGTGTGTGGAGGATTATCCGGAGATTCTTCCGGAAGAGGAACATGGTCCGGCAAAATGTATCACCGAAAAAAGTAGAAGTGGAATATGTGGAGCAGCTGCATATTGTTCAGAGAACTATAGCTGTTGTTCGGAATGTAATCAGAATTGCAATAGCAGGTGCGGATGGCTTGATGATGTGTGCGACGTCGCACAAGATAAACAGCAGCCGGCAGTTGAGAATGTGAATATGGATTGTCCGCCAGATCAAGGTACTTGTCCAAGGCAGAACTGGGGGACATCTCGTGAAGATCAGCATGAAGGACAGAAAGAATGTGCGAAGTGTTGGAATCATTATAAGAACTTGCACAAACAGGAGAAGGTGGAAGTTCCGGAAGAGAAAATGCTGGAAGTTGAAGAGAGAATTCCATCAGATCCTGTGGAGAAAGAGGTAGAGCCAGAGCCGGAGTTGTACGAAGAAGTATCTGAGAAAACCGATATCGATATTGCCAGGGAAGAAAATCAGAAAGCTCAGACATATCTGAAGATGGCTGAGAAAGAATTCGGTCAAAATGATATCAGGCTCCGGAAACAGAAGATATTAGTTGCAGCATTGGCCGGATATATTCACGATTTGGATACGGTGATGAATCCACCAGAAGAACCGAAACAGCCAGAACTTCCAAAACTCAAGAATAATGATCAACGGAAGGAGTGGCTTAGAAATTACAAAGACTGGGGACTGTGGTATCACGATGATCGTATTGATGTGAATTATTACAAATATGATTTCGAGGATGGCAGTAGATTGATAGTAGCCGAATATCCAAAGAGAAAGTATTACTGGAATTCTGGTGAGTTAGAGGATAGTCATTATTTTCATTTGCTGGAAAAGAATAAAAAGTACTACGGAAGAGAAAAGACGTTTGATCAACAGTATGTGCATACCGAAGACAGTGAGACTCATTTGGTGGAATTTTTGAAGAATTTGCAGAAAGGGGCGAAGTAAATGTCAGTAGAGAAGAACTTAAAAGAAGCATGTGGAGGAATAGATCATGGAGAGATTAACACATAAAAGAAAAAGTGGTATGAAAACAGGATACTGGTCCCCGAATAAGAAACAGGAGCTGGTGGATAGACTGGCAATGTATGAGGACAGGGAAGATGCTAAGGACACAAATGTCCTTGGCAAATGGATTCCAATAAGTGAGCAGTTGCCGGAGGATGAAAGCTATATCATTGTATCGTTTGAGAATGCAACAATGCCAGATATCGCAAGATATGAAGAAAATGATGAAGGCGGTACATTCTATCCGGGAGATGATGAAAAATCTTATTCAAGCTATGGAATATTTGTCAATGCATGGACACCATTGCCGGAGCCATACAGGGAGGAACGGCATGAGTGATAAAAAAATCCTTGATGCAACGTGTGGATCTCGGACAATCTGGTTCAACAAAGAACATCCGGCAGCAGTATATTGCGATATCCGCAAAGAAGAATTAACAGGGATTTGGAAATCAGGTGACGGACAATCAGAACGGACCTGTTACATAGATCCTGATATTCAATGTGATTTTACAGATTTACCATTTTCAGATGAAACATTTTCTTTGGTTGTGTTTGATCCACCACATCTGAGATATGCCGGAAAAACCGGCTGGCTGGCTAAGAAATACGGAAGATTGGACGAACACTGGCCAGAAATGCTACATGATGGATTCCAGGAATGTATGAGAGTTCTGAAAGAAGATGGAGTGTTGATCTTTAAATGGGCGGAAACGGATATTCCGGCGCAGAAAGTTTGGAAAGCTATAGGTCAGAAACCATTGTTCGGGCATCACAGCGGAAAGCGATCGGGAACATTCTGGGGATGTTACATGAAAGGACAAGTATAAACAAAACGACGAAGGAGCTGAGAAATGATTGAACAGAGGAAGAGACAGAAGACAGGTAAAGCTGGATGATCAGCAACACTATAAGGAGTTGGAAGAAAGTCATGATGCGAAGGCAAGTGAGAGATTCCATACACCAGCTTATCAGAGTTATTCGGTGGAGGATTACTTGCGGAAGATGGGAGTAGACATAAAAGAGGTGACCGGCGATGAGTGAATATGTCGAGTGCTATGAAAACTTAAAAGCAGCAGTTGTAAAGCTGGCAGCGGATGATTACCGGCGGGCATTGATCAGGTTAAGGCGACATCCAAAGGACACGAATGCGCTTCATACAAAAATTGAATGTGAATTATTTTTTCGTAAAGGCATTGAGATGTACAGTGACATGGATGGAGAAGTGCTGATTAAAGAAATTCAGGAAAGAGTAAGGCGTGAGCATAATGAACAGAGAACTGTTAAATAAATACAAGAAAAATAAGCGGGATATTGAGAATCTGGACGGGATCATTGCCAAGCTTCAGGAAAGACTGGACGCAGTACCGGTTGTATCGGGGAAGGTTACAAAGAGTTCGGATGATTTCCCTTACATCGAGGAGCATGTGCAGGTGAGAGTGGAAGAGCCAAAGGCAGCAACTGCATTGAAGATGCGGATCCATGAGAAGGAGAAGAGAAAAGATCAGTTGATCCGGGAGAACGAGAAAGTAGAGAAGTACATAGCCGCAATGCCTGATGGAACGACCAAGGATATATTTGAAATGGTATTCTTGGATGGGATGACGCAGAAAGATGCAGGAATATGCTTGAATTGCACTCAGGGGCGAATAGCACAAATAATTAAAGAAAATTTGCAAGACTAATGACGTTAATAATTTTACTATGTTATTATTATACTGGACATGATGAAAAGACAAAAGACATATGATTAGTTCCCCCACAACCTAATAAAACCGAGAGAGGACACCTGGTGATGCCGGGTGTCTTTTTCGTTGCGTAATGTCGAGAAATGAGATATTATGAGAGTAGGTTTATTAGGTTATTAGGAGGAAATTAGAATGGCATTTGAAAACGGTTATAATATGTTTAATTATTGTGAAGAGCTTTTTGCAAAATATAAAGAAGATAAACTTATATTTTACAAAGCACTTCAGATATTGTCTGTATTTGAAAGGAGAAATGACTATCCATATTGTACAGATGAACTATCAGAAGTATGTGAAAAAATGTTAGGGTATGATTTGAATTGTGTAACAGATTTTTTGTGGAAATACACTTTATCAAATCAAATAGAATGGAATGCGAGAAAAGTTCTGTCGTGCAAAGAAGATAAGGAAGTTAATTTGATTGAAGAATTTACAGAAGAGGAAGGAAATAAGATAGTAACAAATTTTAAAAATGAAATGGAGGCATTCTTTATTACTTTAACACCGTTATTTGAAAATTTATTTATGGGGGAATCCTCTGCTCCTAGAATTGATAGAATTGCACAAAAGCAAACATATGGAGAGGATAAAACAATAAGATTCATTAGAAAAGACGGAGAAACGTTTGATTTTACGGCAACACCAAATGATATAAAGAAAATCATGGATGTATTTTCACATATGGAATAGTGGAGGTGCATAAAATGGATAGTGTAATTCCTATTTCGGATAGAATAAATTCGAGTTTGGGAAAGAGAAAAATCACTCGTATGGAAGAAGGAAAAAACATGGATGATCTGTTGAAATCTTATATTGAAAAAGTGGATAGGGATCAGAGTGAGTTAAGAGAAGATGTTCGTGAAAGCGAAAGGAGAACAGAAAAAAAGATATCCGAATTTGAATATAAAATAGATAATCGTTTAAATAAAATAGAACAGATATTAAATTCTCAAAACGACAAAATAGATGATTTAAAGCAGACGGTTAATGACAAGATGGAAGAAGAGAAGAAGTATAGGCATTCAAACAATATCGCAATAGTAATAGGAGTTGTATCTACTGTTGTAGCTATGATTGGAATATATTATGCAACTATATCGACGATTACAAGCATATTGGGAATAGCTAAGTAAATATTATTGAACTTATGGAAGATTACTAAATATAAATGGCACCCTCTGGGGTGCTTTTCTAATGCAAAAAACAGGAAAGAGAGAGGTGGTGACGTGCCGGATGTAAAAGAACAGATTAAAAATGATTACCTGTCAGGTGTCCCTCCGAAGAAACTATCGGAGGAATATGACACCAGTTTGAATACAATAAAGAGCTGGATCAAACGGTATGGCTGGTCCAAGTTGAAGAAAGAACAGGGTGCACCTTCTAAAGCAGAGGGTGCACCCTCTGTCGTACCCGGAAAAAGGAAACGGGGCGGACAACCAGGTAACAAGAATGCAACCGGTCCGCCGGGGAATAAGCATGCTGAGAAGTTCGGGTTCTTTTCCAAACATCTTCCGGAAGAGACGTTATCCATCATTCAGGAAATGCCGGAAGATCCGCTTGATGTTCTGTGGGACCAGATTCAGATTGCATATGCTGCCATTATCCGGGCACAGAAAATTATGTATGTTCGTGATCAGGAGGATGCGACAACGACAAAGATCGCAGATAGCTCCGGAAATATTTGTTCTGAAAAATGGGAAGTGCAGCAGGCGTGGGACAAGCAGGCAAACTTCTTATCGGCTCAAGCCAGAGCACAGAAGACGCTGGAAGGCATGATTAACCGGTATGAAGATCTGCTGCATAAGAACTGGGACCTTGCTACAGAAGAGCAGAAAGTAAGAATCCTGCAGATCAAAGCTAATACGGAACGAATGAAATCCAGTGGCAACGATGATGGAGAGGATGGTGTGGTGATTGTCAACGACGCGCCAACAGGTGAAGATATCGGACATTGTGATACCGAAGTATCTGGCAATATTCAACAACAGAAAAGTTAAGCACATTATCCTGACTTCCGGACGTGCCGGAACAAAGTCCAGTTATGCTGCTATTCGAACCGATTACCAGATTGTATCAGATCCACATGGTTCTGCAGTAGTTCTTCGCAAGCATCATAACAAGCTCCGAAAGACGGTGTACAAAGAAATGATCAGAGGGATTAACCGGTTGGGAATTTCGAAGAACAAGTTCACAATCACGAAATCCCCGATGGAAATTACTTATAAAAAATACGGCACGACCATTTACTTCTCCGGATCAGACGGCATCGACGATACGAAAGGTATTATTGATGAGGATAAGCCGATCAAGCTGGTAGTATTGGATGAGCTGACGGAGTTCTTCGATGATGGGGAAGGCGAAGATGAATTGAGCAATATCGAAGCAACATTCGTTCGAGGAAATGACAGTGATTTCCAGATGATCTATCTGTATAACCCGCCCAAGAATCCAAATGCACCGATCAACCAATGGTGCAAGAAGATGGAAAAGCGTGATGACTGCATTCACATTCATACGGATTACAGAGATGTTCCGGTCAGCTGGTTGGGGCATGCGTTAATCGCATCTGCAGAAGCTATGAAACGGGCAGATGAGAAGATGTATCGGTGGGTATGGCTCGGACAGGCTGTTGGTGTGGATGAGCTGATCTATTACATGTTTGGAGATCGACACAGGAAGAAACCAGATCCGGATAGGCGATATGACCGTATTTATATCGGCGGCGACTACGGACAACAGAACGCAACGACATTTGAAGCATTTGGATTTGACGCATACCGGAAGAAATTTCCGGGACTTGGAGAATATTACCACAGTGGCCGTGAAACCGGAAAACAGAAGAGTCCATCAGAATATGCGAAAGACTTGGTTGAGTTCATGAATGATTTGCATGAACAGTATGACAACAGGGTCTTTTATATTTTCCTTGACCCATCCGCAAAAGGTCTGGCCGAGGAAGTAAGGCGGGCAACCAGGGCAGAAAATCTTGATTATCAGGTATTCTTAAGAGATGCCGAGAATGATGTTGCTTTAGGCATCAGCCGTGTGCAAAAGGTTTTGAGCTTTGACATTATGACCACATCTCCAAAACAGGAATATGCAGTAAGTGAATTTGGAACTTATGAGTATGACAAGAAATCCATTGAAAAAGGCAAGGAAGTACCTGTAAAAGAATATGACCATTGTATGGACGCAATCCGATATTGTGTTATGGGAGCCTGGAAGAGGTTAAAATACTGGCTGCCGAAAGACGAAACGGAAGAAATAGATGTATGTGATATTAGCAGGAAGGAGGTAGAGGACGATGAATATCTTTAATTATTTCAAAAAGAAGGAGATTGATACTGTGGATCCATCCTTTTACCGAAAGATAGCGGAATGGATATCCTGGTATGAGGGAAATGTCCGAAACTTCTCTTTCTACAAGGTATACAGTGGACGTGGAACATACAAACGCTGCAGGCGAAAGAGTATGGGAATGGCGAAGAAGCTGAGTGAAGATATTGCGGATCTCCTTTTGAATGAACGGGTGACAATTACTCTTGATGATGATCAAACGGATGAATATGTGCAGCAGGTTTTGGATGACAACCGTTTCCTTGTGATGGGAAATGATTACCAGGAGCGGAAAGCCTTTACTGGTACAGTGGCGTACATCCCATATTTGGAAGATGTGGAGATTACAGAGGATGGAGAAGTTCTCTCTGGAAGAATTTGCATCAATTACGTGGATGCACCAAATATATACCCGGTAACATGGAATAATGGAAGGGTAACGGAATGCATTTTTGCATTTCCACATACGATTTCAAGAAAAAAATATGTCCAGTTGCAATCTCATCTTTTGGAAAATGGGGAGTACGTGATCAGTAATACTGTATTGCGGTGCGAATCTGGAAGTCAGGAAGGAACGGAACTGACAGAAGAGGAATGGAAATTATTAAAACCATTCAAAACACTTGCAAAAGAAGCAAAAACTGGTTCGGCAGAGCCACAATTCGTTATTGATCGTTTGAATATCACGAATAATGCGGACCAGAATAATCCAATGGGTGTTGCTATATTCGCAAATGCGATTGATACGCTCAAGAAGCTGGATACAGAATATGATTCGTATTGTAATGAATTTGAACTTGGCAGGAAGCGGATATTTGTGAGACCGGAAATGCTGACGAATGAAGACGGCTCTCCGGCGTTTGATCCGGATGATAGTGTGTTCTATGCGCTTCCGGAAGATGATGCCAATGGAGAGGGGCTATTGAAGGAAATCGACATGTCGCTTCGTGCTGATCAACACAGCAAAGCAATCAATGACGATCTAAATTACCTTTCACTTAAATGCGGATTCGGCACAGATCAATATCAATTCGGAGCAACAGGAGCAAAGACAGCAACAGAGATTATTTCGGAAAATTCGGATATGTATCGTATGATTAAGAAACATGAGATATTGCTTGAGGATGCATTAAAGCAACTGATTCGGATTATCATTCGTTTGGGAATGGTATTGAACGAGCCACTGAATCCTGAATGTGAAATCACCATTGATTTTGATGATTCGATCATTGAGGACAAAGAGACAGAGCGGAGCAGAGACCGACAAGATGTCAGTATGGGAGTCATGAGTCTGGCAGAGTACCGTGCTAAATGGTATGGAGAATCAGAAGAAGATGCTGCTAAGAATCTCCCAGAACAAAATCAGGTGATGGAGTAATATGAAAGATGATTACAAGAATAAGCTTGCAAGTAAGATCGCTGCCAGATATCAAGACCTGGAAGAACGGATCATGCAAGATATTGTTCGGAGGATCGTTAAAACTGGTGAGATTACCAGTACTGCAGATTGGCAGATCAACCGGTTGCGGATTCTGGGGTATTCTTCGGAGGATATTGAACGGGAAATCAAAAAGACGCTTAATGCTTCCTACCCGGAGATGTTTGAGCTGTACGACAAGGTAATCGAAAAGGAATATGTTCGAGATAATGATGTCTATGAGCAGATCAATGCAGAATATATACCGTTTGAAAAGAATGGACAGCTCAAACAAATTACAGAAGCGATTATTGATCAGAGTTTTGAAGATCTGGAGAATATAACCAATTCACTCGGATTCTATTTGGACTATGGAAACGGCAGGAAGGTGCTGACACCACTTGCACAAGTGTATTCGGGATATTTGGATGCAGCGTGCTATGATATCGTAACCGGCGCGTTTGATTATAACAGCGTCCTGAGACGAGTAGTTACACAGCTCACGAACAGCGGACTCAGGAAGATAGATTATTCATCCGGGCGAGCTGATCGGGTGGATGTGGATGCAAGACGAGCCGTAATGACTGCAGTGAGCCAGATCACAGGGAAGATAACAGAGTATAATGCTGAGAAGCTCGGAACTGAGTATTTCGAGGTGGAATGGCATGCAGGTGCACGACCGACTCATGCAGTATGGCAAGGGCGTGTCTGGTCCAAGGAACAGCTGTATTCAGTATGTGGTCTGGGGACGGTCACGGGACTTCTAGGAGTGAACTGTTATCACACCTATTATCCTTTCTTTCCCGGACTGTCAGAACGCAACTGGACGGATGAATGGCTGGAAGCCAAGAATCTGGAAGAGAGTGAACCGAAGAACTTTGGGGATAAGGAATATACCTTGTATGAAGCCAAACAAAAGCAACGCCAGATGGAATTGGCGATGCGGGCGCAAAGAGAAAAGGTTCGACTGCTCCAGAAAGGCAAGGCTGATCCGGATGAAATTCTGTTGCATAAAGCAAAGTATCAAGGACAGTTAAATGAATATTCCAGATTTTGCCGGAAAATGAAGCTTACGGAAGAACGTGAGCGTATTTACCTGGATATGAAAGGTCGGGTGGCAACAAATAGCAAACGACAGAATGTATTGTTCCCGCGGGAAATGATTGAGAATGCATCCAAGGATGTGGCTCAGTATAAGCGGTATAAAGAAGTTCTAGGAGATTATATTGGTTCGCTTGTTAATTTCGGCCAGATGAAATATAATGATAGTGAGAAATGGAAAATTATCAGTGAAGCATATATAGATGTAAAATGGCAGAGTCAAGCACTGAAGAAGAAACAAATAGGAGAAGTACATTCTATCCCGTATAAAGGTGCTCCGAATAGTGTGTTTGATAATTTCAAAGATGGTGCCTTGCAGAGACGTAGATATTACGGAAATGATGGAAGGCCAAGATTAGATATAGATATGACGGATCACGGAAATTCAAAAGAACATCCGATTGTACCACATTATCATAACTGGTATCTTGATGAAAAAGGTAACTTGAAACGTGAAGCAAAGCACGATAATCCACTTAAATTAGGGCATGAAATTGCCAATAAAGATATTCTCGAGAAGAGGTGATTGAAATGATTGAGTATAAAGATTATGCAAAATTTGAGAACTTGTCTGAGCTGTCAGAAGCTATAGAGATAGGATTAGATATCGAGTTTATTCTTTATGGAGAAAGATATAATATTTCGTGGAGAGATGATGAGCCGTTTATATGCAGGTGTCCAGAAGGTGAGACTAATTTCTATACAGATGCCAAGGCAATGCTTGATAAACATAAAATAAATAATAAACAGTTAAAGGAATTATGGAATGATATGAAAGTATTATCCATGTAGCTACCACCAGTCGAAAAGCCGGTGGTATTTTTGTACGCAATTTTAGGAGGAGTAACAATGAAAAAAAGAATAGCAGTAGTATTAACAGCGATTATCATGTCGGTTGCATGTCTGACTGGATGCCAGTCAGCAACAAAAAATTATGGTGGAAAGACAACAGTGAAACTTGAACCAAATCAGAAGTTAGAAGAAATCACATGGAAAGATGACTCTTTATGGTATCTTACAAGACCGATGACGGATGATGATGTGGCTGAGACTCACACATTCCGACAGCAGAGAGATCTTGGTGCTTTCGAAGGAACTGTAACTGTCATAGAGACAAAGGAGTAACGGATGATAATTGTAACAGTAAAAGATAACAGTATTAGTATAACTGGTCATGCTTGCCGGAAAGAACCAAGCGGCATTGATCGGGCGTGTACGGCTGTATCAGCTCTTACATGTAGTTTGATTAATTCACTTCAAGATCTTATACACGATAAGATTAAGGTAGATGCAAGATGCGGAAATACGGTAATTAAATGGGAAGATCTATCAGATGGCGGGAAACTTCTGGTAGATTCATGGTTCCTGGGACTTACAGATGTCAACCGGGAATACAACTGCATAGAATTTCAGAAATAAACATCCGAGAGGGTGTTTTTATTATGTCCAAAACGTGAAGACGATATAAAAGCTCGGGAGCCTGTCGAGGCGAAACGGAGGTAGAAACATGAGATACAGAATGAATTTACAGCTCTTTGATGACGGCGGCGGAGCTGGCTCTGGTAATCAGGGTGGAAATGCTGGGACTGGAAACGGCGGTCAGGGATCCGCTGGGAGCGCATCCGGAGCACATGGAACCGGAACATATACCTATGAACAGTTGGAAGAGATTGCAGGTGCACGAGTAGAGAGGTCTGAGCGGACAGCTCTTGCCAATTTTTTCAGAAATCAGGGCATGACAGAATCTGAGGTAACACAGGCAATCAATAATTTCAAAGCAGAACGTGCAGCTAATCAGCCAAATGCTACAAAATTGCAGAAAGATCTTGATGATGCGCTGGCGAAAGTACAGCAGATGGAGAATGAGAAGACTTTATCTGGTAAAGGCGTTAGATCAGAAGATTTGGATTATGTCATGTTCAAGGTATCGAAACTTGTAGATGATAAAACAACATTTGAAAAAGCTGCAGACAAATTTTTGAAGGAGAATCCGAAATTTACAGGAAATGCCGGTTCTTATCGCATTTCCACATCTTCTGGAAATTCTTCAGAAGGTTCTGGTGGAAACATGAACGCTTCCATCAATGATCGTATCCGTGCTGCAGCGAGAAGATAACGGAGGTAGAAGATGAATAAAAACAGAATGAATTTAAGGCTTTTTGAGAATGATGTCAGCATTATCGATCGAAGCGGTGCAGAATCTTTGATTCCAGTACAGGAATCAAATGAGATCATTCAGGGTGTTATTGCTCAGTCAGCTGTTCTTTCAAGAGGACGTAAGCTGCCAAATATGACAAGTAAGCAGTACAAGATGCCAGTACTGGATATGCTGCCAATTGCTTATTTTGTGAACGGTGATTCAGGACAGAAGAAAACGACCAAGCAGGCATGGGATAAGAAGTTTATTATTGCGGAAGAAATTGCGGTAATTGTACCGATTCCAGAGTCCGTATTAGATGATTCAGACTATGATATTTGGGGCGAGGTGAAACCGAGGGTAACAGAAGCATTCGGAACAAAGATTGATGGAGCTGCATTATTCGGAGTAGATAAACCGTCTACTTGGAGAGATGATATAGTAACTACTGCAACAAAAGCTGGAAGTGTAGTAACGCTTGGTTCTGCTGATTCACTGTATGATAAGATTATGGCGGAAGAAGGCGTTCTTGACAAAGTTGAAAAATGCGGATACTTAGTGAATGGTCATATGGCTGATGTTTCTATGAGGGCAAAGCTCCGAGGATTAAAGAATGCTAACGGCGATCCACTGTTTAAATCAGATATGCAGGGATCTACGCAGTATGCATTGGATGGTTCTCCGATGAATTTCCCGATCAATGGAGCATGGGATAAATCTAAGGCCCTGATGGTCTCCGGAGATTTCTCGCAGCTTGTATTTTCTATCAGACAGGATATTACATTCAAGCTGTTTACAGAAGGTGTTGTACAGAATACAGACGGAACTATCGCATACAACCTGATGCAGAACGATATGGTTGCACTTCGTGCAGTTATGCGTATGGGTTGGGAAGTTCCAAATCCTATCAATGCACTTGCAAAAGATAAGACAAAGAGATGCCCGTTCTCGATTCTGAAAGCGGGAGAGTAGGGAGGAATAACTTATGTATGTAGATTATGGATATTATGCAGATCAGTACGGAGGCGGGATTACTGAAAAGGAATTTCCGTCTGCAGAACGCAAAGCCGAAGCCTATATTAGAAAGCTGACGTATATTCGTGGAAATATATTTGCAACTGAGGACATGGCAGTAAAAGATGCTGTGTGTGCGGTTGCAGACGTGTATCATTCTTGCGAAAAGAAAAAAGAGGCAGGCGCTGTAAAATCTGAAAATAATGATGGATACAGTGTTTCATATGCTGTCGAACAAGCGGATGGGCAAACAGTTGAAGAACTGATCAGAAAGAAAGCGTATGAAGCAGCGTCTACATACTTGCTCCCAACAGGATGGTTGTCAAGAAAGGTGGGATGCTGTTGTGTTAACGAATGCAACGATAACTGTCTATAATCGTAGGTATGATTCGCTCACCCGTTTCGATACCTGGCATAGAACCGTTATTGAAAATGTGCATATATATGTTAACCACAAAGCATCCGTCGGCGATTCCGGACTAAACAGCGCAGAAGTATATAAGATCCGTATTCCTACCGATGTAGAGAATGCGGATCAGTATCTTCTGCCGGAAGAATATGCGAAGCTGGAAGATCCGGAAGAACACTGGACCATTCAGACAGATGATCAGATTGTACTCGGCGAGTATAATCAGGAAATTGAGAAGCCGGCTGATCTGAAAGATGTACGATTGAGGCACTGCAAAGTGTTGTCCTGGTCAGATAATCGCTTTGGCGGATTGCCACATTGGAAGATTGAAGGTGAGTAAATGGCACAGAAAAAAGAATTTCGAATCACGACACCAAGAGGCAGCGTATTCACATCAAGAGATGAAAACGGTAGCGTGACCGCAAAGATTGAGTGGGCACCGGGATTTGCCGCACGGAAGGCAGAAAGCTTTTCCAAAGCGCAACAATTTGTTGATTCAGAGTGCCTGCGATATATGAATCCACTTACACCGAGACGCACCGGTATGATGATCAAATCGGCAACGCTTGGCACAGTGATCGGATCCGGTTCCATTGAGTATCTGACACCTTATGCCCGTCGGCAGTATTATGAACATAAAACAAAAGCAAGATGGTTCGAAACGATGAAGGCGAGCCATAAGGAAAAGATTAAAGAAGGAGCTGAGAAACTTGCAGGACAGTAAAAAACCGATTATTCAGAGCATTCGTGACTATGTGCTGTTGAATCCGGATATTGACGATCGGAAGATTAACATTAATTATCTTGGAAATGGGATGGAGTATTCCATTGATCCGATTGGTGCGGATCCGAATTACAAGAAGTATGTGGATGGCGGAGGTCTGAAACAGTTTCAATTCGCATTCACAAGCAAGGAAGCATATGACGGCGATGCAAGAACCGGGATTGCCAACAGTGGTTTTTATCAGGCTTTTGAGGAATGGGTTGAGAAAAATAATATGAATGATATTCTCCCAGAGCTGGACGAGCACAAAGCTGTTAAAGTTGAAGTGTTGCAGTCCGGCTTTTTGTTTAGCACAGAAGCTGATCTGGGACGGTATCAGATGATTTGCAGATTAATATATGAACAGGAGGTATAGAAATGTCAGGAGATAATAAAAAGAGATTAGTAGGCAGACATAAGCGTGTTGCGTTTATGGATGTTACAGGTGACGGTAAGACATTTACCAGAATGACGGGATTCACATCAATGTCAGATGGGAAAAATTCTACCGAATATAGCAGGCAGTATGTGGATGAAGAAAGTGAACGTTCAGATGTGGTAGGGTACGCTCCATCTATGGATTACGAATTTGATTTACATACAAATGATGCGGTGCTGAAAAGGCTTGCGACGATTACAGATGATGAACTTCTGGGATCGGATGCACAGGTGAACATTGTAATGGTGGATCTGTTTGAGGTTAAGACAGAAGATCCGAATACCTGCACAGCAAGAAAACGTGACTGGAGCGTGATCCCGGATACGGAAGGTGATGGAACGGATGCACTGATCTACAAAGGAAGCTTTAAAGCAGCCGGAAAGATTACAAAAGGAACTGCCACAACTACAGATGACTGGCAGACATGTACATTTGCGGAATAAAGAAAGATAGGAGAGTGAGCCGATGAGCCTTTTTAAATTTGGAGATCTCGAAGCGGAGATTGATTTTACAGATGCTGATTTCTTGGAGGACCTGGAAGAAGTAAAGCGATTGATGCGGGAGGAAGCAAAGCAGGTTCCGAAAACCGGAAAGACGGCGGATATCATCCGTGCGCAGTGCCAGTGTTATTTTAACTTTTTCGACCGTGCAATCGGAGAAGGTGCGCATGAGGTTATGTTTGGTGGAAAAACAAGCCTTAATTCGTGTCTTGATGCGGCAGATGCATTACTTGCATTTGAAAATAGCGAGGCTGTTAAGATGAATGAACGGTATAGCGAATACACCGTTAAGCAGCATGGAAACCGCCAGCAGAAAAGAAATTATAATAAACAGCAGGGAAAGAAAAAGAACCAGAATAATTTTAATGCAGTTCGTAACAGGTAGCGTGCTATGAATATTCTGATTGACAAATTTCCGGAAACGGTAAAGGTAAATGGAAAAGATTATCCGGTGGAGACAGACTTCCGGGAATGGATTCGATTTACAAAGCTGGTGGAAGATGAAGACGTGCCCTGGCAGATCAAATGCCACTTGCTTATGCAATGGTATATAGATGATATCCCGGATGACTTAGAGGATACGATAAACGCGCTGGGTGATTTCCTTGCAATGAAGCAGGAGGATGATAATCAAGAGAGTGAGGCACCTGCAAAGCCTCCGAAGCAGATCTATTCGTTTGACGAGGATATGACTTGGATTTACAGTGCGTTCCGGGAAGTGTACGGGATCAACCTGCAGACGGTTCCATACATGCATTGGTGGGAGTTCCAGACGTTATTTATCGGACTTCCGGATAGTACAGAGATTAAGCAGCGCATCATGTACCGGAACACAGACCTCAGTACGATTAGCGATAAAAATGAGAGAAAGCGGATTAAGAAAATCCAGGATGCAGTTGCGCTGAAAAAGAAGCGCAGAAAAATGACGGATTATGAGATTGGAGATATGTTTGCGTGATGAAACATGTAATTAAAATCCCGACAGAAAGAAAATGGTTCCGGTGTCCTTATTGCGGCAAGAAATTATTGATATATGATGATACCGCCGAATGTGATGGTGTGTATATTAACTGTCGGGAGTGTAAGAGAGAAATAAAAATAAAGATATAAAGCACATGTGAGCCGTTGAGCCGTGCTATCAGAAAGGATGATAGTATGGCAGACGGATATTTAAATTTTGATACCAAGATAAATGAAAAGGGATTTAATGACGGTATAAGTAAACTTGGTAGTCTTGGCAAATCAGGACTATCAATAGTCAGTAAGGCAATGACTGGAGCAATTGCTGCAGTCGGAACCGGAGCTGCAGCGATTATAAAATCGTCACTCGGTGTAGTTGCCAACATGGAGCAACAGGTAGGTGGTGTAGAGACTCTATTCAAGGACAGTGCGAATACGGTCATAGCAAACGCAAATAAAGCATACAAGACTGCGGGAATGTCCGCAAACAATTACATGGAAACAGTGACAAGCTTTTCAGCATCATTGTTGCAGAGCCTAGGAGGAGATACTGCGAAAGCGGCATCTTACGCAGATCGGGCTATTGTGGATATGTCTGATAACGCAAATAAGATGGGCACGAATATGCGTGACATCCAGAATGCTTATCAGGGTTTTGCGAAACAGAATTACACCATGCTAGATAACTTAAAGCTTGGGTATGGCGGTACTCAGGAAGAGATGAAACGTCTCATTTCTGATGCGTCAAAGATGACTGATGTCCAGAAAGAACTTGGTGTTACAGTCGATGCCAGTAGCTTATCCTTTGGAAATATTGTAAATGCCATCAGTGTTGTGCAAAAGCAGATGGGAATTGCTGGGGCTACTTCAGAAGAAGCGGCAACCACAATTGAAGGTTCCGTTAATTCTGCTAAAGCAGCTTGGGAAAACTTTGAAGCTGGAGTAATAAGTGCAAACGATCTTGTAGAGACCTTTTGGACTGCGGCGCAGAAAATCTTTGAAAATTTGGGGCAGATCATCCCGAGATTAGGAAAAACGGGAATGGATGTTGTCAGCGCACTTGCCGGGAAAATCGGCGGCGCTGTTCCACAAGTAAAAGGTTTTACTGATAGTATTTCCAAATTAGCCAATGAGCTAAAGGGAATGAACAGTGATCAACTGTTAAATCTTGGAAAGATGGCAGTTGTAATTGCCGGATCAGCTCCAGCGCTGTCCATATTTGGAAAAGGGATTGAAAATGTAAAAACTGCGACCGATGGATTTAATGGCATTATAGACGGAGTTGTCACATCTATAGGTAAAGTACCTAAAGGGGCAAAGAGTGCCAGTGCCACATTCAAAAAGATAAGTAGCGAGTTCAAATATCTCGGTGAAAGCATCGCGCTTCCATTCCAGGATCTGGGAGAAAAAATAGCTCCCCGACTGAAAGATCTTGGCGGATTTATGGCTGAGTCCTGGGCGAATGGACCGGGAGGAAAAATCACCGGAGCTGTAACAAATACTGTTAAAAAGATCGGTGGAGCTTTTGGACAAATCGGTCCAAAACTGGCTGAAAAGTTCCCGGGGGTAGCAGAAAAGTTTGCAGAGCTTGGCACGAAGATGTCAGCCGTTTCGGCGAAGGTTTCCAAAGTTCTGGGAAAAGCCGGAACAAAGATATCTGAATATGCCGGTTTTATTGCGGATGCATTCACACCGATCTTATCAAGAGTAGCCTCTTTTGCACCGACATTCTTTAAATTAATCAACATTGGTGCAGGAGCAGCTATTATCGTAGCCGGTATGGGATTGATCTACAGCCAGTTTGGCACACAGATTGATCAGCTGTTATTGCTTGTGCAGACAAAAGGACCGGAAGTAATCACGAATTTCGCAAATGGAATTACTGCAGCATTACCAGGATTGGTTGCTCAGGGCGCAACGCTGATCATGGGAATTCTTAATGCCATTACGGTGAACCTGCCGGCATTGATTACTGCCGGAGTAAGCATTATATCCACATTGACGAGCAGTCTGGCAGCACAATTACCGCAATTGATACCATGTGCAGTGCAGATGATACTGACATTGGTCACATCATTGATAAGCAATCTTCCACAATTAATTACTTCGGGACTTAACTTAATGAAAGGCCTCGCAAGTGGAATTGCAAATTCAATCCCATTGGTGGCAGCAAAGGCACCAGTGATTATTGGAAAGCTTGCATCGACTATCATAACGAATCTTCCAAAGATTCTGACCGCAGGAGTGCAGATCATAAGTAAACTCGCTGTTGGACTAGTGCAGGGAATACCGGCATTGATCGGAAAGATTCCAAACATGGTAAGCCAGATTAAGAATGCGTTTACCAGTGTGAACTGGGGCAGTGTTGGAATGAATATTATAAAGGGCATTGCCAGTGGATTAACCGGTGCAGCCGGTGCAATCGTAGAAGCAGCGAAAAGTGCAGCAAACAAAGCATTAGATGCGGCAAAGAGTGCTCTTGGAATTCATTCACCATCTCGAGTATTCCGCGACCAGGTAGGTAAGATGATGGCTCTTGGTATGGGAATTGGATTCGAGAAGAATATTCCAATCAAGTCTATGAACGTGGGTGTGCAGAAAGCGGTATCCGGATTGCAGAAGTCCGTAGATCTTGCATTATCGGCGAGAACTGCAGACAAGACAATTGGAAGAGTAAAGAATTATCCGGGATTCGATGGAGGAAAAGATATCGATTATGACCGGTTAGAAAAAATCCAGATGAGAGCTGCAGAAAAAATGGCGAAGCGTCCAATCTATCTGGGAACAAAGAGAATTGATGAGCCATTACCGAAAGGAGCGGTGTCGGCATTATGATAAAGGCATATTATAAGAACAGTAAGGGAGAGGTGCTCTGGTTGACCAGGGCACCTTTTCGTACAATAGATGCGGACTGGTTTGACAGTACATGGGAAGAGACAGAGGATGGTTATGAAAAGGTAATTACCTTGGACGTATTTGGAAAGAGAGAAGAGTTCACGAAGAACATGGAAACGCTGTATAGAATCATCTCTGTGGATGCTGAAACAGGGAATTACGGGCGTTTATATGTGAATGATACGTTCTTGCCGTGTCAGATTTATAAGACCAAGAAAACGGGATGGAAAGGATATGTGTATACGGAGGTAGAGCTTACATTCCTTGCTCCGGAATTGTCTTGGATCACGGTCTTGGAAAAAAGATTTTTCCCGCAAAAAGAAATAACTGCAGATAGCGGCTTGGATTTTGCTTGTGATTTTCCATTTGATTTTATGAACGAGAAAAGAGGGACTGCAGAATTTGAAGTTGATCATATTATTCCGTCCGATTTCGAAATGATCATATACGGACCATGCGTAAATCCTAAAGTATTGATGAATGGTTATCCATATGAAGTCCTTACTACGTTAGAGAAGAATGAATATTTGATTATAAACAGCTCGGAGCAGACGATCATGAAATATCTTTCCAATGGAACAACGGCGAATTTGTTTGATGTCCGTGGATATGATTATTCTGTATTTAAGAAAATCCCATCCGGATTGATATCAGTAAATTGGAGCGGAGACTTCGGAATAGATTTATATGTGTTTCTGAAGCGGAAGGAGGCAGCATGGTAATTCTGGCGACAAGGAGCAGAGAAATAGGAACGAATCCACTGTTAGATGCGAATTGCACCTTTGATGCTAACAAAGATAGGGAATTTTCCATCAAGATTGCCAGATGTAACTGGACAGAAGAAATGATATTCGGAAATCTGGTGTATGTGCCAGATACGGAATTTGGCGGAATTATCGAAGATGTGTTGACAGATACAACTCTGGATTATGTAGAGCTGAAAGGCTATACATGGCGTGGACGCATGGCAATGAAAGTAATAGAGCCGCCGGTCGGAAGTGATTACAGGGTGGTGTCCGGGGAGTTAAATGCAATTCTTAAGAAACTGATAGAACCGGAATTTGGCGGATTGTATGTTGTGTCTGGCACAGATACGGGTGCTGCAGTGAGTAATTATCAGTTCGATCGTTATTGTACATTACTGGAAGGAATTACAAAGATGCTGAAATCTGTTGGATATAGATTGAGTATTCGGCATAAGCGTGAGAAAGGAATCCCGGGATATATTTTGATCGAAGCAGTACCGATTGCGGACTATTCTGATGAGATTGAGCTGTCTAAGGATTGTGGACTTAATTACACGATGGAAGATAAAAGAAATGGAGTAAATCACTTGATCGTGACCGGGAAAGGTGAACTGCAGGATCGAAACGTGTTTCATCTCTACGTCTGGCCGGATGGTTCTTTTAAGAAAACACAGTATTATACAGGTTTAGATGAAATTGTACAAGTGTATGAAAATACATCGACAGAGACAGATGAACTGGAAAGCCAGAGTACGAAGAAATTACAGGATTTGTGCAGTAAAAAAAAGTTTGGCATGGATATAGCAAAACTTGGAATCGATGTAGATATAGGTGATGTTGTAGGAGGGCGGGATTATCTTACTGGGATGTATTCGAGCAAACCAATAGAAAATATCATCTACAGTATTACTAATAGGATTGAATCCAAAGAATACGAATTGGAAGGAGAGAATGATAATGGAGATAGTTAGTGGAAGAGTCGGGAGACCCCATGTTACAAGCCAACAGTTTCGGCAGATCATTGAAGGAATCGTTGGTGATGGGAGTTGTATATTGCCATCTGGAGAAAACTTGGAGCCAGAGTTGGTGTCCAACAATTCGTTAAAAATCCGAAGCGGAATGATGTGCCATCATGGAAATGTGTCTTCTGTAAAAATCGGGACTTATGATGAAGTGGAACTTACAAATGGTTCACAGGGGATGAAGAGGATAGATCTGGTTGTTAACCGGTACACAAGAAATGAAGAGGATAATACAGAAAAGAATGAATGGATCGTGATTATGGGCACGCCGGCAGAATCTAATCCGACAGTTCCGGAATATACAAAAGGAAATTTACAGGAAGGTGATCTTGTGGACGATTGTCCGGCATTTGAAGTTCATTTTGACGGAATTAATATTACGGAAGTAACGAAGATGCTGGAGATTGCTCAGACAAATAAGGATTTGTCCAACAAGCTTACTGAATTAAATGACAAAATAAATAATCGCAAAAATAATGTATTGATCGGTAAGTGGGGAAAATCATGGAACTTGTCCACAACACCAAAAAATATCGGCTCTAGCAAACCAATTGTTGATGATGCTTGTTACAAAACCACAACTGGTGCAAATGCGACCGTAACTATAAAACAATCAGGTTTATACTGTGTGACTATGTATGCACAAGGTAGCGCAAACCAAGGTGCATCAGCGTGTATTCAAGCACAAGTCATTGCAAATAGAACGATCGTTGATGATAACTATGTGCTTTTCGGCGCTCAGTATTCGTATAATGGTTTTGCCGCGAACGTGAATATGAGTCGAATTATCTACCTTGAAAATGGCACTGTTCTTTCGCCGCAAATAAGAAAATCCGATGCGTCAGGTGCGGCGGCAACTACTGGAAGCTCGTACATGGAAATGGTGAAACTTGCTTAATTTACTTTAGCAACTTATCAACATGACACCTTTATCAGGTATCTTTTTTGAAAGGAGTGATATCCATGAAAATTACATTCAATGATGCAACAGAGTTGACTGTCCAGTCAGCGAGCACCCGGCCGGACGGGAGCCTGCTGATCAAAACAATATCAGAAACTGAAGAGAATCTGAAGACAATCTTTCAGGATGGCATGAAGACCAAGAAGATGATCATCAAGGAAAGAGAATCTACGATTGGCACTTATGAGAATTACACGGAACTTGAGGGAATCATGAAATACACAGCAGGAATCCTAGGAGTTGTATTACATAAAGTTGGAAAGTCGCAGCTAGAGCGAATCGACGCACTCGAGGTAACTACGGACGACATCGTACTAATGATGGCGGATCTGATTGCAGGAGGGGAGCAAAATGAGAATACTGCAGTTCCGGATTAACGGACAAAAGTTAAGTAAGGACGGAGACTTTTCCGGATTAATTGCTGGTACGAAAGGCTATCTGTATGCAGCATATAACTTCGACAGAGAGTGGGACGGTTGCAAGAAAGCGGCCGTCTTTTCGAGATACGACAAAGAATATCCTGTCCCGATCATAAACAGCAAATGTGCCGTACCAGATGAAATTACGGGATGTAAGCGATGGAAAATATATCTGGTAGGAGAAAGAAAAGGGTACAGAATCACAACAAACGAAGTGGAGGTGAGGCAGGAATGACATTAGAAGAAGCGTTAGCAGCTTCGGAAGCTGAACCGGTCAATGATATTTTTACGGTCAATCCGGAGTCACGTACAATCACGGTGCCAGAGACGGAAAAGATTTTTGGCGTTTTTAGCGACGGCAACACGGAGCGGAAACATTTCCGGTGCCCGAAAGTGGTAGGCGATGGTATCGATCTAACAACCTTGCACTTGTATATCAACTACCAAAACGCCAATGGAAAAAAATATCCGTACCTTGTCGAGGACGTGCAAGCAGATGGGGACTATATCACCTTTTCCTGGTTGATCAGTCCGGACGTGGTATCCTATAAAGGGACGGTCAAGTTTGTCCTGTGCGCCAAAAAAGGCACGGAACTGGAATGGAATACCACCCTTGCAGAAGGTACCGTACTGGAAGGTCTGGAAGCTACAGATGAGGTAGTGGCCAGAAATCCGGATATCATCGAACAGATCTTAACCAGATTGGATAATGTGACGGAAATCCCACAGGAGAAGGTAACAGAAGCAGTATCTACCTATATGGAAGCGAATCCAATTAACGTACCGAAAAAGCTGTCCGATCTGGAGGAGGACACCACGCACAGAACCGTTACAGACGAAGAGAAACAGTCGTGGAACAACACTAGTGGAACAGGATTGCCGGATACAGCAAAAAATTTATTAATTGCAATATTGAAGAACGCTGTCTATACAGTAAATCAAAAAGCAAACATAGAAGCATTGGAAAACGCATTAAGCACCCAAAATACGCCAACAGATGCGTGGTCGATTGTCCAAAATCTAACATACGTTACAAGCACAAATACTGCATTTAATGTAAAAAAGGAGAATCATATACAACAACTATTGTACCGAACAAAAACTACAAGATTAACAGTGTAACAGTTGTTATGGGCGGCGTAGATATAACAAATACGGCATATAACAATGGCGTTATAACAATAAACAGTGTAACGGGAAATGTAACAATAACAGCTATTGCAAAGAAAAACAGTGGTGCACTACTACCTTCTGACGGATTGCTTGCAAATTTTGATTTCCGCAACAAAGAAATGACATCTTATAACCTTTCTGGTTGGGGAAATGTCTATAAATGTGATGATGAGACAGGTAATTATTTTACTTTTGGAGGGTCTGCTAAAACAGCAAGTCAAGGCGGTATTGGACAGTATTTGTTTAGAGATGTTCGCAAAAAAGATAATGAAAGCAAATTAGTTGACCTTGGTACAGATTTCACAATCGCAATGTATTCGACGGAAGTGCCCAATATACTTAATTCCACCAAAAAAAGCAACGTGTCGACTGGAAAAATCATACTTGCCCCAAGGTATATAAATACGTCTGCAACAGAAGTTACTGTAAAAGAGTTTACACCAGATATAACTAGAAACGAGTATATGTCATTGACGATTACTGTATCAGCAAATGTAATTAAAATGTATGTTGATGGTACATTGCTAAAAACGTATAATGGCAATGAAATTACCGATTTTAAAAAATGGAAGTCAACGCCAGTGCAACCAACAACTGTTTACAATATGGGAACAATAGCGGCAGCAGTAATGTACAACAAAGTGTTAAATGATGTAGAAGTAACCGATTTGCATGCCCATTTTAAATCTATGGAGGTAGAATAAATGGCAAAACTTTTTGATGGTCACGGAAATGAAATAGAAATCGGTGGTGGTGAATCTGGAAAACTAGAAGTGGCAGATTATAAAATTTACGAAGAGAGCGATGGCACACAATCACGGCAAGGAGTTTTAACGTATAATGGGCTCAATCTGTACCCAGTAAATAAGCCACTGCAACGAGAAAATGAAACAAAATTGTATTCTGGTGGACTTATGGTTACACTTGGCGATAGCTATACGGCATATCTTAATAGCTATTTCGACACATTTGCACAGAAACATGGGCTTATCCAAAAAAACGTTGGTTTAGCATCATCAAAGATTGCAAGACCAGAGGGAGAAGGTCAAGACACAATTAAATCGTTCGTAACAAGATTAGATGAATTAATAGCGTCATTTCCAATTACAATAAACGGGAAAGCCTATACTACTACTGATGTAAAGCTAATTACATTCATGGGTGGGGCGAATGATTGGACTACTATTGATACAGAAAAAGGCATTGACAGAATAGGTGATAGATACAGCACTGACAAAGGACAAATTTACGGAGCAACAAAGTATTGTTTAGAAACTTTACAAAAAACATTTCCGTCTGCGGATATTATTGTCATACTGCAACCAAATAATGGGAATAATACAGATTTTTGCGTTATGGAAATGAAAGAAAACATCGTAAAAGAATGTGCTGAAATGTACTCATTGCCTATATGTGATTGTTGCTTTAATTTCTACTCTCCATCAAACCCGACAGAATTTTCTAAGTATTGGGAAAATGACAAATTACATCTAAATGCTGACGGACATCAGAAACTGATTGATAAATTAGAGGTTACGCTAAACACATTGGATTATTACAAGAGCTAGTTAATTAAAGAGGACGATATTATACTGATGATGGCAGATATTATAGGAGGATAACTATGAAAACTTTAAACAATTTAAAAATGAAAATCATGGTAAGAGCGTTTCGTATCAGAATCAAGAATGGAGAAGCTTTTGAAGACATTGCAGCAGATTATCCAGCATTGACCACGGATGACTTGGAAGCAATCAAGGAAGCGCTGAACACTAATTAGCAGGAACAACCATCGTGGAGAACGATGCAGACTGCTACATGGAAGTCTCTGCCGGTGGTGGAGATGCGTTAAGAACCAAGAAGCTGGCGTTGATACTGGGAGATCAGAGATAAGACAAAGAGATTGAATCTTATATATAAAAGTGGTACACTGTCTTTTACAAAAATACGAAGGAGAAACATCGATGCCAAAAGAAGTAATTATCTCGCTTATTTCCACTGTTTTAGGGACGGTTGTTGGATGGATTTTAAATTGTTTTTCGCTTAATACGGGGAGAATAGTAGTAGAAATTAATGATTTTCATGCAGCTCCGCAAGAATTTGTACATACATATTCAAATGGTCAGTACACTGAAATAAGAGGGAAAAGGATTATTGCCTCGTTTGAACTATTAGTGACCAATAAAAAACAAACAACGTGTGGGGTTAATAATTGTAAAGTATATCTTGAAAATAAAAATGGGGAAAAACAGTATTTTACAGATTTAACAGAACAAATGGCAGTGTATTACGATGGTACAGATTTATTAAATATACCAGGGAGAACAACAAAAAGCAAAAAAATAGAGAAAGAACTTATGCTTTGGCGAAAACAGAGTCTAAAAGGGAGTGTGATATGCTTAGAATATAGGATTAATGGGAAAAAGAAAATACACAGATGTATACTAGGAGAAATGAAAGAGTAGAGTCGTGCTTATTAATACGGCTTCTACTCTTTTTATATGCAGAAAGGAAAGCATATGGAAATCAGAGCGAGACCGTAAGGTCTTATTTTTATACAAAAAAATTAAGAAAGAGTGAGGTATATGAAAATGGAACAGGCAAATTATATCAAAGCAATTTTCACGGCGGTATTCGCCTTTATATCGGCTCTCCTGGGTGTTCTGGCGGTGCCGGTAATATTATTGGTCACATGTAACCTGATAGACTACGCTACGGGTTTGATGGCGAGCAAATACAGGTCGCAGGATATTAATTCCTATAAGAGCATAAGAGGTATTTTTAAAAAAGTTTCTATGTGGCTTTTAGTGGTAGTAGGTGCAATAATTGACGAACTGTTGCTATATGCAGCCACAACGATCGGAAAGCCGGTGCCGGTTACATTCCTGATCGCATGCGTGGTGGCGATGTGGCTAATCTGTAATGAAATTATTTCAATTTTGGAAAATATACAGGACATGGGAGTAAATATTCCGGCTTTCCTGCAACCACTGGTTAAACATATTAGATCGCAGGTGGAAGAACAGATTAATATAGATAAGAAGGAAGATAAGAATTCGGAGGACGAGTGATCGTCCTCTTTTTAAAAGGAGGAAAAAAGCCTATGTATTTTAGCGAAGCCTTTAAATTAATGGAAAGTGGATTGAAAGTAAAACTGCCAAGCTGGGGCGGATATTGGTATTGGTCCAAAGAAAAGAAAACAATTATCATGCATACAAAAGATGGTATAGAAATGGATATCCGAGAGACACAGGTACCGGAGTATACGTTTAAGAATATTGCGAGTGACGATTGGATTGTTGCCGACGAAAAGAATTGTCCAGAACTCGGAGGCGAGAATACATTCTCGTTCGGAGAGGCAATCAAATATCTGAAGAGAGGTTTCAAGGTTGCTCGTAAAGGTTGGAATGGTAAAGGAATCTATCTGGAAATGTATTCGCCAGAAGTCAATCTTGAAACTATTGCAGAAGCAGTGCATAACGCATGGTGGGAAGAAAAGAAAAAACAGGGAGTTACAGATCACCCGGATATGATTCCGTATTCTGAACTAAGTGAAGAAGTGAAAGAATACGACAGAGTTACAGCAAGAACAACTATTGAAGCATTCAATTATATGACGCATTCGTTCATATATATCAACACTACTGGATTACAGACAGAAAATCCTTATGCGCCTAAAAATAAAGTGCCGTGGACACCGTCTCAGACAGATATGCTTGCGGAAGATTGGGTATTTGCAAATTAGAGATTTGTGCGACGTCGCACAGGAAGGAGTAATTATGGCACATTTATTTATTATAGCCGGACACGGAGCTGGAGACAGCGGAGCAGTAGGATATATCGGCAAAAAGATGTATACGGAGGCAGAGAGAGTCCGGGCGTTAGCTAAGAGACTTTCTGCACTTGGTGGTAGCAATGTAACAGTAGGAGACACAAGTCGAAATTGGTATGCTGACAAAGGGATTAGCACCTTGTCAATCCCGAAAAGCTGGCAGATTATTGAACTTCATATGGATGGAGCCAGTGCTTCGGCAAGAGGTGGCCATGTAATTATTAAATCTGGATACAAACCAGATGCATATGATACAGCTCTTGCACATTTTATCAGTGGATTCACGCCTGGACGAGCTAGTTCTATTGTTGGCAGAGCTGACTTGGGTAACGTGAACAGAGCAGCAAAAAAAGGATACAGTTATAGATTGCTCGAATGCGGATTTATAACTAATAAAGAAGACTTAAATAAAGTGAACAGTCACATGGATGATTTAGCAAGAGGTATTCTCAGTGCTTTTGGCATTATATCGTCTGTAAAGGCTGGCTGGGTACACGATAAAAACGGATGGTGGTACCGTAATGCAGACAATTCATATCCAAAGAATCAGTGGAAGCAGATCAGCAACGACTGGTATTGGTTTGATAGTCGCGGTTATGCTATTCATGATACATGGAAAGAACTTAAGGGTGAGTGGTACTATTTCAAAAGTGATTGTCGCATGGTTACCGGATGGCGTAAAGTAGATAATAAATGGTATTTCATGAACCGACAGGCATATGCAAATCATCCAGAAGGAGCAATGCGTGACGGATGGCTTCTTGATGGACGATATTGGTATTATCTCAATCCGTATACCGGCGGGCCTCGTGGAGCAATGTGTACTGGATTCGTTACAGTAAATGGTCAGACGTATTACTGCAGACCGAAAGCAGAAGCTGGTTATCCGGAAGGCAGCATGGTTACAGGAAAGAAAATGATCGACGGAAAAGAATATTATTTTGAAGCGGATGGTCGGATGAAAAAATAAAGAATCTGAGTAGAGCATCCAGAACGATCGGTAATGACATTTGGATGCAGATTCCATCAGGCTGGATTGCTGCAAGATATGGTGGGAAGACTTATGTAAGATAATCAAAATCGTCTTGTACTAACTGGCTAACTCCGAAACCAGTCACGAGAGAAAGGTCGATTCCTTCGTTAGCAAAATATCCCTTTTCGATTGCCACATACATCGGAGCATAGAAGATGGAGTGTGCTACTTCATTTAATGTAACAGGAGTCAGTTCCTGTTTTTTAGTACTTGTGGATTTTGAAGTTTTTGCTGTTTTGTCTGATGCGGATTCCGATTTGTCAGCAGATGTACATGCAAAAAGTGAAGTGACAGATAGTGTAAGGAGTAAAAGAAGTGCAGTGATACGCTTTTTCAT